TGCACAGCCCGAAGCCCTCGGTGTAAAGGGTGTCGGCCGCGGCCTCGAAGCTGTCGACGTCGATCGACTGCACCGGGTAGCCCATGCCCCACACGGGATCGGTCACGCACTGATAGATGATGTGCGCAGGGTTCATCGCGACGATGTCCTGCGAGCTGGGCTGCGGGATCAGCTCGATCGCGGCCGAAGACATTGCTGTGCTTCCGGCGAACTGCGCCACCAGGCCAGGTGGACTCTGGCTGGTCGGCGTGCTCACCTCGGTGACGAGGATGTCGCCGCCGCCGAGGGTTGGTGATTGGTCAAAAATGGTAGGCGCGCCAGGCGGCGCAATTTCGACCTGCGTGCCAGTGGAAGTGAAGACCTGCCAGAACCACGATCCGCCGGGGTTGTCGGTGCCGAGCACCGGCGCCTCGATCTGTGTGTCAAACCCTTCAGGGCTGTAAGTTGCGACTTGGCCGACCGCCACGTTGCGATAGATGAACAGCACGCCAATCTCGTTGGCAGCAATGGTGATTAGATCGACGCTGTTGTCGACGTCGACCTTCCATTGAACCCGCTGCGACATCCCTCCTTCGGGGTTGTTCGTCGGCCAGGTTCCATCTGGCGGAGTTGTCCAGCCTGAGAGCGCAAGCGGCGGGCTTTCAGCCGATCCGTCTGTGCGCTTCGTGATCAGGATCAGCGTATCGCCTGCTTGGTGATCTGGAACGGCGCTTGCGTCCGTCGACCACGACACCGGGTCGGCGACGCGGATCGCGGCAAGCCCCGCGCCGATGGTGTCGGTGCCCACCGGGATAGCCGCCTTCTCTGGATACCAGGCGCTGCCGCCATGCCAGCCGGCGAAGATGCGCTGCAGCTTGAAGGCGAACGGCTTGACGTAGGGGTTATTCGCGCTGATCTGGCCGTTGTAGAGCAAGCTGAAGATGCCGCGGAAGGCCGGGGCCGGCGACGGCAGCATGGCCGCGACCGCGCTGGGCAGCGTCTGCGTCGATGCGCCCATCATCACGTGCGCACTGCCGACCAGGCCGCCCTCGCGCTCGTCGCCGCCGAACAAGCTGGGCACGTTCACCGACAGCGCGCCGTTCGCGGTCTGCTCGCCCGCCCAGGCGCTGCGCTCGCCGACGATGATGCGCAGCAGCTTGTCGATCGGCCCGTGGCAGATCCCGAAGTGCAGGCCCATCGAATAGCGATACCCGACCGTCTGCTTCTTACTGCCGCTGCCCATCTTGTTCCTTTCGCGCGCGCTCGACCGCCTTCATGGCCATCGCGTCGCCGGTGCTCTCGATCTGCTCGGCCGGCAGCCCCTCGGCCAGGAAGCGGCGCCAGTCCAGGCCGTGCCGCTCGAAGAACGCGCGCGCGCCGCGGTTGCAGTAGCCGAGCTCGCGGATGTGCCGGTGCAGCACCTGGGTCACTTCTTGCCGCCAGACTTCGTGATCGGCACCGTGCCGAGGTTGCCGTACCAGATCACGTTGGGCCCGGTCACCGTGACGGTGCCGAACACGACCGCGATCTCGCGGCCCTCCTCTGCCGTCGGAACGTCGAAGTCCTCGAGGCTGGCCGGCTTCGGCGGCGTAGGCTTTGGCGCCAGCGCGATCGAGATGTACGTCGAGACGATCAGGACTACCAGGTAGAACCATTCCACGTCCTTGCTCCTTCTGTTCGGCCTCGGCTTCAGTTGCGCGGGCTTCGGTGGCCGCCGACAGCGCCCAGGCCCGTCAGTCCACGAAGCGGCAATGTGGAGAACGCGCGCTCAGGCGGGTCACCGCGGCGCAGTCTGGCCTTCACTCGATCGTAGCCAAGGCAAAGCTCGCGGCACCACTCGGAGAGCGTCTGTTCGCGGCCTCGGTACACGACCAGGCGGTTGCGACTCGTGTTGTTGTTCTGCGTTACGCGATCAGCCCACCGACAGTTCCCAGGTTCGTAGTTCCCGTTCGTGTCGATGCGGTCGAGCGAGTGTCCGGGCGGGCAAGTTCCCATGTCCTCGAGGAACGCCTCGAACGAGTGGCGCCAGCGGTCGCACACCCGGATGCCGCGACCGCCGTAGTTCTTGAATCCGGCCGAGGCCTTGCACGTGCACCGCGCCTTCATGCGCTTCCACGCCAAGTGCTCGGGCGATAACGCTTTGCCATGAGTCTTGTTCATCAGTACACCGGCGTTCCGTCGAACGGGTTTTTAAGCGGAATGAATGGAAATCCGCCGTAGTTCGGCAGGTTCGCGTACACCGTCTGGCACGTGGCCATCGTGTGATCGCATCCCGGGCTGACCGTCACTTCTTGACCGACCGTGATGCCTTGGAAGGCCTGAGACAGCGTCAGATCGGTTCCGGCGAAGCTGCTGATGAACCGCCGCTCGATCTCCCCCGCCGGCGTCTCCCACTCGACGAACCCGCCCGCGTATGGCTTCGATGCCAGCGAATCGACCGACAGCACCAGGCCGCTGACGGCCGTCACCGTCGTGACGGTGCTGTGCGTGGCCCTGCTCACGTTGCACTGCCCGGGGCCCTGCATGTAGAGCACATGCGGGCACTGCCGCTGATACTTGCGGCGCAGCCCGACGCGGCGCAGCGACGAAATCACCGGCTCGCAGTTCAGCCGCGCCACCGAGCCCGACCATTCGCAGTTGAGCACGCGGCCCATCCAGATCACGGCCGCGTCGGTGTCGCCGCGGTGCACGCGCATGACCGTCAGCATGATGACCTCGGTCGGTGGCGTCACGCGGAACAGCTCGGCGATCGGGAAGTCGCGCGGACAGGTGATCGACAGCGCATTGCGCGCGCGCTCGGCGCTGGTCTCGATCTGCCCGCGCTGCAGCACCGCTGCGGTGAAGGTCTCGGAGTCGAGTTCGAAGTCGGCGTCGGCGCTGGTGAAGCGCTGCACGATGGTGCCGCGGGCGAACTGGTACAGCTCGACCGGCGCGCCGCCATCGACGCTGCGCTCGCGGGTGTCATAGGTCATGGCGTGCTGCCCAGGCTAGAGATCATTGCGGCTGCCTCGCGTCATCAGCCGCGACTCGGCCGCGTCCCAGCGCCACCAGGCGATCTCGACGGCGTCGCCGTCCAGGCGCACCAGGTCGCAGAAGCTCACGCTGCGGATCTGGTCGGGCTCGACCTCGGCGCCCAGCGCGGCGTTGATCGTGATGCGCTCGACCTCTGGCGAGACCACGCTGCAGTCGGTCACCCGGCGGAAGTAGGTGGTGCCGTCGTGCAGCTCGATGCGGATGTCGCGCCGGCCGATGTCCTCGGCCACGGTGTCGGTGTAGCTGCAGTGTTCGACGTCGATCGTCGTGTCGGCCGCGTCGATCACGTCGACCACCCGCAGGTCCAACGCGAAGCTCGGCAGCCAGAAGGACGCCAGGCGCCCCTGGCGGGCGTACAGCCAGCGCCTGAATGCGTCGATCTCGGTCCGGCCGTCCAGAAGCCAGCGGTGCGACTGCATCAGCACTGCGCCGCTGCCCTGCTCGTCCACGAACAGCCCGCCGGTGCCGGCATCCAGGATGGCCAGCTTGCGCAGGTAGGGTTGCTCGACGTCCTCGACCCAGTTCGGCGCCTGGGTGAGCACCGGGAAGCCGCGGTAGGCGGTGCCGCCGGTGGCCGCCGGCCATGCGCTGTTGCCGATGCACTCGAAGCGCAGCCGGCCGTAGCTGGTATCGCCGGTGAAGCGTGACAGGCGCACCTCATCGGGCAGGATGCAGGCCCGCAGCGGGAACACCTCGGCGCCGGCCGGCCAAGCGCTGGCCAGCGGATCGGCCAGCGTCAGCTGGTCGTCGGCCACGGCGTCGATCTGCGCCAGTTCGAAGTCGTGCGGCCCGGTTGCGATGCCCGCCCAGCCGCCGGCCGCGAAGTCGCGGGTGGTCGTGTCGATCGGGATCACCGTGGCGCCGGCGGTCAGGCCGGCGCTGAGCGTCTGGCTGTCCATCCACACCGGCACGGCGAAAGGCCGCGCCTGCCAGTGGTGCAGCAGGTTCTCCGCGCTGCGGCGCTCGCGGGCCGTCAGCAGGGTGCCGAACTCGAAGCTCCGGCGCGGGAACTCGCGCAGCTTGATGCGCTGCTCTTGGCCATTGAACGACGGGATGACGTCGGTCCACCACTCCAGGCGCTCGAGCACCATGCCGTCCGGCCGGTAGAGCCAGGGCGTCGCGATGACGCCGTCGATCGTGATCTCGGCGGGCATGTCAGGCCAGCTTCTGCCGCACCGCCCCGGCGTTGCGCTCGATCACGTTCAGGATGGTCCGCTCGCCGGCGCTCGAGGTCATGTAGTCCTGCACCAGCGCCGGGTCGATGACGTTGATGATCCGCGTCCCGCCGCCGCTGGCGCCGCCGTTCGCCGCGTTGCGCGGGTCGGCGCGAGAAAGCACCTCCTCGCCCGTCTGCAGCACCGCCGGAACCTCGCCCGGCTTCAGCCCCACCATGCCACCGCTGTGGAAGCGCGGCGCGCCGGCGAACAGCCATGCGGGCATCTGGCGCGTCGGGCCGGTGCCGGCCATGCCGCCGGAGTGCTTGACGTTGGCGCCGACCGACATGCCGGCGGCCACGGTGCGGCCGAGGCCTGGATAGACCGCGTCCAGCAACTGCAGCACCAGATAGGTCGCCAGCGCCCTGGCCGCGATCTGCGCCATCGACTGCGCGAAGCCGCGCACGAAGTCGCGCAGCGCATCGCCGGCGGACTTGCTGCCGCTGGCCAGGTCGGTGAACAGGTTCGCCAGCGCATCGACGCCTGCGCCTGTCGCCGTGCGTTCGATGTTGGCCTCCATGTCGGCCAGGGCGGCGCGCAGCTCGTCCTTCACCTTCTCGATCGGCGGCCTCGCGTCCTCGGCCATGCGCTTGAGCGCGTCGCCGACCCGGTTCGCTGCTTCGATCAGGGCCGGGTCCTTGAGCGTCGCGGCCAGCGCCTGCAGCTCGGCGTTCACCGGCGCCAGGCTGGCCGCCGCGCCTGCCGTGGCCGCGCTCTCCTCCTGACGGCCCTGCGCCGGGGTGATGGCGCCCAGCCGCACGCGGTTGTCGATGTCGGCGCGCCGGCGTTCAAGTTCGGCGATGAAGCGCTCGGCCTGCGCGCGCAGCTCGTCGAACCGCGCCTTGGCCACGCCGGTGTCGATCAAGCCGCGAATCAGGCGCACACCGGTGGCGTTGCCGTCGGCCTCCAGCCGCGCCAGCAGGTCGCGGAACTGCGCCTCGAGCCGGATGCGCTCGGCGTCGGCGGTGCGGCCCTGGTTCTCCAGCTCCTGAGCACGGGCCTGCGCCAGCTGCTGCTCGAGCTCGCGCGCTGCGGCGGCCTGCTCGCGCTGGATGCGGCGCTGCACGTCGCCCTTCTGGCGCTCCAGCAGCTCGATCTCGGCCAGTGCCTTGACGCGCTCGACGCCGCCAGCGCCCGCGCGCTGCCGCTCGACAGCGATCGCTTGGTCGAGCGCGGCCAGCTCCAGTTCGCGCCGGCGGGCGTAGTAGGCCTCGGTCGAGATCTTGGCGTCTTCGAACAGCTCCTGCAGGATGGCGATCTGGCGCTGCGACGAATCGCGCAGCAGCTTCTCCTCGGCGTCGAGCTGGGCCTTGCGCTGGGCTTCGGCCTTTCGGGCGGCTTCCTTGTCGGCGGCCAGCTTGAAGGTGCCAGGGCTGAAGCCGTCCGGCCGCTGCCGGCGGGCCAGGCGTCTGGTCTCCAGCACCGTATCCCGCCTGTTGGCGGCATCGGCCAGCACGCGATCGCGCTCGGCGAAGGTGTCGTCGTTCAGCTCGCCGGCCGCGGTGCGGATGGCGTCGAGCCGGCGCTGGAAGCGGGCGAACGACGCCTCCTGCGTGTCGCTGGTGAAGATGGCCTTGAAGTTGTCCTTGACGAAGGTGCCGTAGGCAAGGACCTTGTCGAAGAACGCCGCGATCTCCACGCCCACGACCCGCGCGAAGGTGCGCACCTGGATCGGGATGCTGGTGAAGGTCAGGCCCAGGTCCTTGGCAAGGTCGTTGCCCAGCAGGCTGATGTCCGAGGTTGCGCTCTGGAAGATCTCGACGGCCGCGCGCACGTCCTGCACGAACAGGTCGACAGCATCGCCCCACGCCGAGGCGAACTCGGCCGCATCGGCGATCAGCCGGTCGTCGCTCAGGGCGTCCGCCAGGTCCTTGATGACGCTGGCCAGGCCGCTGGTGGCGCCGCTGGCCTGGTCGAAGGCGCCGACCAGCTGCAGGCCGGCGTTGCGCAGCAGCGTGACCGACTGCCCGACGGTCAGCGGCAGCTCGGCGAACTGGCGGGCCACCTCGTCGCGCTGCGCCTGCAGGGCCTTGATGACCTGCTCGGCGGTGATCTTGCCTTCCTCGCCGTATTTGCGCAGCTCGCCGCGGGTGATGCCCATGCCCTTGGCGATCGCGTCGGCCAGCGCCGGCGTCTGCTCGAGCACGCTGTTCAGCTCCTCGCCGCGCAGGGTGCCGCTGGCGAGGCCCTGCCCGAGCTGGATCAGCGCGGCCTCGGCAGCCTGCGCGCTGGAGCCGGACAGCTGCACGGCCTGGTTCACCGTCTCGACGACCTGCAGCAGCACCTCCTGGCCGACGCCGGCCTCCTTGGTGGCCTGCGCGATGCGCGAGTAGAGGTTGATCGTCTCGCCCAGGCTGCTGCGCGTGCGCTGCGCCAGGTCGAACAGCGCGACCTGCGCGCGGTTGTAATCCTCGGTGCTGGCGGTGACGAGCCGGATGCGCGCGTTCAGCGTGTTCAGCTCGTCGGCGGCGCCGATCAGCCGGACGGCGCCGGCCAGCGTGACGAAGCCGGCCACCAGGCGGCCGACGGTGCCGATCGCGCCGCGCGCGCTGCGCTCGAGGCCCGAGAAGGCCTGATTCGTGCCCGCCTGCTGGGCGGCCTGGCCGACGGTGGCGAAGTCCTTCCGCAGGGCGGCCAGCGCACCCTTGATCTCGGTGAGCTCGGCACCGATGCGGAATTGAAGGTCGGCGGCCATGGTCTGCCTCGCGCTCTGTGGTGACTGAGGCCACGCCGGCACGAGGCCAGGGGCATCGTCGGAACTCTAGGTAGTGGCCTTGGCGCCTGCTAGATGCAAATACTTGCCGTCAAGGTGAAGCGGCGCCCGTGTCGCGGCGGATCATCTGGCGGAATACAGGCCGGCCGGTCTGGAGAGCCAGCATTGGCGCGGCCGCTGTCCGTGTGCAGAGTCCGCCATACCGGCCCGCCGGCCTCAACTTGGGCCAGGGGTCCACATAGCGACAGGCTGCCGCATGCGCCGCACTTGTGGCGCCATCGGTGGTCAGGTCAGCTCGTTGCCCACCAGCGCGCGCACGCGCTCGCGCTCCTCGGCCCAGGTGCGGCCCTCGGCCTCGAGCCAGCGAGCGAACCAGTCGAGCGCGTCGCCGACCAAGTCGCGGTCGCCGGCCCTGTAGAGCAGCACCTGCACCTCGCCGGACTCAAGGTCCGCTGCGGTGCGGCGATGGAAGCCAGGCGACGAAGCGCCGGCGGGGTCAGCGTACGAAGGCTCGACCCATGCGAAGCCGTCCGGCGTGTCGAACACGAATGCGGCCG